CAAGAAAGTAAGAATAAAACAGATACATCTTGGCAAACTGGTGATGAGACAATCATTAGTACTGAAACGTGGGCTGGTAACAATACAAGAGTTGCCACCACTGGTGCTATTGATGGAAGAATAGACGCTAAAATAACTACTGCTACAACTGAAATGGCAGTAAGTAAGCTAGCTGATGGAGCTGCAAGACAAGTACTACAAACAGCTGCTAATGGTAGTGATGTTGAATGGACTAGTAATGTAGATTTACCAGGTACATTAGATGTAACAGGTGTAGCTACTCTTGATAATAATTTAAGTGTAGGTGGTAATACGACATTTACAGGTAGTGTCACAGCTACTACATTTACAGGTGAAGCTACAAAGATAGCTACTACATATGGTGATTATAATGCTAATCATTATCTTGTAGGAGTCACACCTTATGCTGCTGTTGGAGGTGTAATACCTCGTACAACAGGTTCTTTACAATACCATCCAGTTGATAAAAAACTCTACGGTGGTTTTGATCTAGATCTTTCAAATACAGTTACTACTTCTCAAGTTTACTCAGTACAAGCCAAGAAAGATATATATTTATTACCAAATGGTTCTACAGTTCCAACAATTAAGTGGTGGGAACTAACTGGTAATGGTAGTGACTATGTAGGTATTAAAGGGCCAGCTGATATAACAGGAGGATCTTATACAGTAACCTTACCTGCTTCGTCTCCAGGTGCAGATAAAGTATTAAAAACTGGTTCTAGTGGAAGTGAATCCACACTTGTATGGGGTGATGCAGCAGCAGCAGATGGTTTATCAGCATCTGCTTCTGTGACTGCAGCTGAACAAGCAGCTCATAGTGTTAATGATACTACATATTTTACTACATCAGCTTCTGATGCTCGTTATTTCAATATAAGTAGTGGAGATACTATTAAAGATGGTGATGCATTCCCTGATAATGACACAACAATAGCTACAACTGCTGCTATTAATGACAGGATTATTGATTTAGTTGATGATGTAGGTGGTTTCGTTGCAATAGCAAGTGAAAACCATTTTCCAAATGCTAACCCTGATGTCAACAATGGTACTGGTACTATTGTTAGTATCAAAGCACTTTCTGAAAATATAGTTACAGGAAGTGGTGTAACAAGTAATAATAGTATTGCTCAAACAGTAGGTGGTACGGCTGTTAACATAACTGGTTTAACACAAAGCACTACTTATGCAGCTGGTTTCGGAATGTTAGTAGAAACAACTACTACATTAAATGAATATACATTCCATAGATTAACACCTAAAGCTACAGAAGTTACAACAGTTGCAGGTATTGCAGCCAACATAACTACAGTAGCTGGTATCGCTGCAAATGTAACTACAGTCGCTGGTATCTCAGCTAACGTAACTACTGTTGCTACTAACAATACAAACGTTACTAACGTCGGAGGTTCGATAGCAAATGTCAATACAGTTGCAGGCAATCTAACTAACGTTAATAACTTTGCTGATTTATATCAAATAGCTTCTTCTGATCCAGGTACTGATGGTGGAGGTAATGCTCTAGCTGATGGAGATATGTACTTCAATAGCTCTGGTAATGAGCTAAAAGTATATAATGGTAGTGCTTGGCAAGGTGGTGTAACAGCTACAGGTAACCTAGTTTCCAAAGCTGGAGATACACTGACTGGTGATTTGGTACTAGATAATGCGAAAGAGATACGTCTATCTGAGACAGATGCTAACGGTAGTCACTATTTAGGATTTAAAGCTCCTGATTCAGTAACTGCAAACGTTACCCTTGCTCTTCCAGATGGTGCTGGATCGAATGGTCAATACTTAAAAACAAATGGTAGTGATACGTTAAGTTGGGGTAGCGTTGATTTAAGTGCTTATGCACCTTTAGCAGGAGCTACTTTTACAGGAGCTATTGCAGCTCCATCTGCAACGTTTACAGATGATGGTGTAACTGGATACCCTGTATCAATTAAAACTGATGATCAAAACGTATATGGTATAAAAATCTCAAACGACACCTATAACTCAGGTGATTTTGGAATGAGGATGGGTCAATTTGACTCAGGCGGTTTCGTATTCAGTTTAAAAGGTAATGGTGCTTATGTAAGTTCGACTTATTATCAGAATGATGCTACTACAAGTAGAGCAGGTTGGGCATTAAGTGCAAATGGTATATTTACAGCTTACTATCAAGGCTCAGCTAGAGTAGCTACCTCTTCAGCAGGTATTACAGTTACTGGCACAGTTACTGATAGCACAGGTGAGTTAAGGACAATAGTTCAAAACACTCAAGCAGGTGCTTATACATTGGTTGCAGCAGATGCAGGAAAACATATTTTAGCTAGTGGCAATATTACTGTACCTGACAGTATTTTCACGGCTGGTCAAGCTGTGACAATCGTGAATAATACGGCTGGTAATTTAACTATTACTAAGGGTACAAACATGTATAACACTGCTGACGGAACTAATGCGAATCGCACACTTGGTACAAGAGGAATGGCAACATTGCTTTTTACAGCGACTAATACTGCTTACATTTCTGGTGCGGGGTTAACCTAATGCCTATACAACAAATGCTCTTAGGAGCTGGAGCCGCTGGAACAGTAACAGGACAAGTTGAGTGGGATGATGATTCCTCGGTTGACTACACAACCACATGGACCGTCCCAACTGGAGTTGAAAAAATATCAGTGCTTTGTATTGGCCGTGGAGGTGAATCTGCCAACAACTATTACGGCGGGGGAGGTGGAGGCCTAACTTATGCCAATAATATCTCAGTTACTGAAGGAGAGACTCTTAATATCAGAATTTCCGGTGGTCATTCAACCTCAGCAACTGTCGATAGTGCAGCACGTTGGACGTGGGGTAGTCGTTTATATAAAGGCTCACTAGCTAGTCCTACATGGGCTGTTATTGCGTATGGAGGCAATGTAGCAACCGGAAAAGGTGGCACAACTTCTGGTTCACCAAGTACTTCAACAAACTCTTATACAGGTGGTAACGGTGGAGGGGATACTATAAGCAACTGGATTGGAAGCTCTTACGCTGGTGCAGGCGGTGCTGCTGGATATGCTGGAAATGGTGGAAATGGTGAATCAGTTAATAGTGGAGGTATTACCTCTGGTGCTGGTGGCGGTGGCGGTGGCGGTGCTGCTTATTATGCAAGTGGTAGCGTGGTTGATGTAGGTGCTGGTGGTGGCGTTGGTAGATATGGTCAAGGCTCAAACGGTGCAGGCGCTTCTGGTGGTGGAGGTGGAAATAATGGTTTATGTGGTGTAGGTGGCTCTAGTGGTACACCTGCTTCTAGTACAGTTACTGGAACCCCTGGTGTTTACGGTGGTGGTAGTGGTATGGTCTCTCAATCTTCAGATGCTGGATCGAAAGGTGGTAAGGGAATTGTCAGGATTCTTTATCCCGGTGATGAACGCTCTTATCCAAGTACACAAACAGGAAATCTTTAATTATGACAATACCTTATGTTGAATATACCGATAAAGACGGTAACAAAAGTAAATTAGAATTTGATATAGGAGTTAAACAATCAGATATACAAAAATTTTATACTGATCATATTAAAGATAATTTTGACAAGGCAAAGTCTGATTGATGAAATTAGCTGTTATCGGCGCAGGGAATGCGGGGTGTATAACAAGTCTTCATTTTAAAAAACATCAACCAGATTTAGAAATTGACCTATACCATGACTCCGATCATCACCCAATCGAAAGAGTTGGTCAAGGTACAACATTACCAGTAACTAGTTTAATTTCTGAGTCATTAGAGTGTAATTTTTTTGATAATAACATTGGGGCGACAATTAAAGCAGGAATCTTATATAAGGATTGGGGGAAAAAGAAAGATGAATTTTTTCATGATTTCCAATATATGAATGCTGTGAGTATTCACTATACCCCTAAGAAATTAAGTGATGCTGTTTTAGCTAGTGGGAAGTTTAATGTTAAAGAACAAGAAATAACTAACCCTGAAAAAGAGATAGATTCTGATTTTATTATTGATTGTAGAGGTAGGAAGGCTAGAGATACAGATAATCTAGATACTATTGTCAATCCAATTAATTCTGTTTTACTTGCAAGCCTACCTAAAAGAGATTTACTCTGGACTGAAGCACAAGCAACTCCGAACGGTTGGACTTTTACTGTTCCTATTGAAGATAAATTATCTTTAGGATATCTATACAACAAGGATATAACTTCTAAAAAAGAAGCTATGACAGACTTTATGTATAGATTCGGGGTAGGACGTATTGAACATGTAATGCACTTTGATAACTATTGTTCATTCAACCCTTTTGTTGGTGAACGTACTTTATTAAATGGTAATCAATGTGCATTCATAGAGCCGTTAGAAGCTACAGCTACGGGGTTATATTTATATATTGCTAAGGTTGGTTATGATCGTTTCATTAATAAATTAGGAATCCCTCAATGCTTACAACTTTTGCATAAAGAAGTTGATTCAATTGCAAACTTTATCTTATGGCACTACAAAACAGAATCTAAATTCAATAGTCCGTTTTGGTCATACGTTAAAACACTACCATTTACACCTATCGAAAAACCTGTAGGCAATGAGACTTATGGGCAGTGGAGCAGGAAATCCTTTGATGTATGGGAGGATAATACTTAATGGAAGAAAATATATTCCCTTCTATAACTCTACCTGATGCTTTAGCTATTCCAGGTGCTATAGATATACCTACACCTACCTTAGAACAACCAACAGCAGAGTTACCTACCTTCCCAACCATTGTCATAGCACCAACTGTATTAGCACCTCCTGTAGGTGTTATTACAGAGGAGTTAGAACAATTACTGGAAGAAGAACTTCAGAGGAAACAGGAAGGTAACCCAAAACCTAAAACACAAGCAGCTGAAGTTAAACGTATAGATATACCATTCACTGACCTGACGTTTCCAGTTCCCAAGGAGGAGATACTCGTGACTGCAGGAACAACAGCGTCAGTGTCTGTTATAGCTACCCTTACGGTAACTTCTTTATTTAAGCAAACTGTAAAAGTAATGAAACCTATCATTATGCAGCTTGCTAAACGAATACAAAAGAAACTTAATGGAAACAAAGGAGGAGATAAAAAGCCCGAAACCAAACCTACTACATAAACTAAAAGACGCAGCTGAAGATCAAGAACAACAGATACAGATTCTTGGAACTTTTGTACGTCTAGGTGTGGTTGTTTGGTCGGGCTTTATTTGAGTCATAACGATGAACTACGTCGAGTTGCCTATGGTTAAGAAATCAGGTAACTCAGATATCACGTTCGTTGCTAGTGTCTTTACGGGAGCACTTGCAACATTCGGCTTGACCACTGGTAATAAGAACGGTGGTAAATCAACTCCTGTAAATTGTCCTATGTCTAAAAAGAAACCAGAATGAATAAGTATTTACTATTTTTGCTGTTACTATTTCCAATTACAGCTAAAGCAAATACAGTCACCCCTGCTTTCACCCAAGGTAGTATGAATAGTACTACAAATTCTACCCAAAATATAGTCGAGACAATACAAACAAATGTGTACGGAGGAGATTATTCCAGTTGGACTGGTCACAATATAACCCCTACAGGGCATATCAACGATCATGCAACAAGCTTCGATATAACAACCCCTGGAGCAAACTTTCAACTAGAGATAGTCAACAGAGCTGCAGGGATAATAGAAGTAACAGATATCAACAGAACAATAGATACAACATCTACTACTACTTCCTTATCGGTCTTCTCTCAGTAGGAGTACCAGTAAGAGCTGAAGTAGGGGAAGGTAACACAGTACTAAACCCCCAAACATCAGCTGCTGCAACGGGAAATGTAACTAATCAAGCTGTGCAATTTCAGAATAACTCTGGAGTTTCACGGCAACAATATGGAGGTGGAGTGGTTTGTAACGGATCAGTTATGAGCCTCTCTCCTTATTACTTAGGAACTGAAGGTAGACCTTACGATCCAGAGTCATACAGCATGACACAGAACTGGGGAGTACAGCTATCTTTCATGGTTCCGTTAGATGGACGTTCCGTAGAAATATGTAAGGCAATCGCTGACAAGCAATTAGAGAAATTAAGGCTTGATTACGAATTAGTTCGTATCGACAATTGTACACGTTTTATGCAAAGAGGCTTCACTCTGAAACCTGATTCCAGATTTGAATCTTTATGTAGTGACGTAGTACCTATAGCCGTTTTAGCAAATCAACAACAACAACCCACAAAAGATAAATGAGTACATTAAGTGAACAGATAGCTAAGCAAGCTAAAGAGCAAGCAGCTAAGAAAACAAAGAAGAAAACAACTAAGAAAGTAGATGAAAGTTAAATTAGCTATCGCAGCTGTAGTCCTTTTATTTGGAGGATGTGCAGTAAAGAAAGTAATCGAATTCAAAAGCTCACCTACTGGACAAGTAATAGAGCAACTTCAAGAACGTAAACAACTCATTGAACAGGTAACAAAATCACCACAACTAACAATCCCACTAAGCAAATGATCATTATCAAACCCATCCTTATGACCTTTCTTTCCACTACTGCAGTGAAGAATTTGATCATTCAATTATTAGAAGCTTATGCAAGCACAACAGATAATACTATCGACGACAAGGCGGTAGAGATTGTTAAACGTAATCTATTCCCAGGTATTAAAGAGTAATGGATAACGAAAGCTTAAAGATCAAGAAGAAAAAAAAACCTGACTATAGGAAGATGTATCCTCTAGCTGGTCAGAGAAGCAATGAAGGACAGAGGCAGATGAAGGAAAGACAGAAGCATGGCGACATGCATCTGCATTATGATTTTCCAGATACACCAGAGGGTATAAAGGCATATAAGAAAGCTAAAAAAGAATACGATCTTTACTAAAAAAAGAAATGAAGAAAGCCACTGAAGACCAATTTAACGAACTACATAACCTTGTCACAACTGAGTTTCTAAAGCGAGTCAAAAGTGGCGAAGCTTCTACTCAAGATCTCAAAGCAGCCTGTGAATGGCTTAAGACAAATGACATTAGTGGTATTGCTTATGATGGCAACCCTCTATCTAAACTTGCGGCAGTAATGCCAAAGGTAGATCCCGAACTAGTACA